CTCGACGTCGTCGCCCCCGCTGGCATCACGAGCTGGCAGGTCCAGATGGCCCGCACCTGCACCACCGCAGGCACCGGCTACTCACAGATCGCCCAAGTGGGCGTCTACAACCTGACCACGCTCGGCCTGGTCTGACGAGGCAAGGAGCAGACATGACAGCGTCACCAACCCATGTCACCCTCACCGCCAACACGGTCACCACCGTCACCCTCGACAGCGACTTCAAGAACGTCGAAGTCCTCAACGTCGACGGGTCAGCCGCCATCTACTTCACTGTGGACGGCACGACACCGACTGTCGAAGGCAACGGCTGCAACGTCCTGCCCGCAGCAATCGGCGCGCTCACCGTCTGGGCCGGCCGCAGCACCGACGTCGTCAAGCTCATCAGCACCGGCACGCCCAAGGTGTCCGTCCGCGGGCTCTGATGGCTAAGCGTGTCTGCAACGTGCCAGGCTGCCCGACCATCTGCGACGGGCCACGCTGCGACCAGCACGCACGACCCGGCACCACAGCTCGAGGCTACGGCAGAGCACACCAGCGCGAGTCCCGCGAATGGCGAGACAAGGTCAGGCGCGGCGAACTAGTCATCTGCTGGCGCTGCAACGAACCAATCACCGACCCCGACGACTGCCACCTCGGACACGACGACAACGACCGCAGCATCACCCGCGGCCCCGAGCACGGCCGGCGCTGCAACCTCAGCACAGCAGGGCGCATCTCACAGATGAGATGGAGCCAGCACAAGTTATCCACAGGGGTGGGGGGTGCCCCCTCTGGCCTGTGGACAGACTAGACCGCTGGGAGGTGACTCGCTGTCCGGAGGGCTGAAATGTCTTTTGGGGGCGGTCACTGGCATCTCACCGTACGCATATCGAGGAGGGCTGTTTCGTGAGCACGATTCCGACCGGCCTTTCTGCTGGGGGCTGTGCGCTGTGGACGGACATCACTGAGGCGCACCCTGATCTTGACGCGTCGCAGAGGGTGACGCTGCTCGAGGCGTGCAGGTCGAAGGATCGGCTGGACAAGCTCGACGAGTTGCTCCGCGGCGACATCGACACTTGGGCGACGCTGGCCGTGGACGTGAACTCGGACGGTCAGATCTTCGAGCTGCGGATGACGCAGGCTTTGGCTCAGGCGAACGCGACGGCGAACCTGCTGAAGCAACTTCTGGCGGCGTTGCGGCTTCCTGATGTCGTGTCGGGTAAGCGTCCGCAGCAGCGTGGCGGTGCTCGCGGGGCGTACTCGCCGACGGCGAAGTCCGGCGCGAAGGTGTCGAGCCTGGACAAGGCTCGGGCTGCGAAGAGCTCCTGATGGCGAAGCGGTGGAAGCCGCTCTTCGACGGGCATGAGTGCAGCCTCGGCTATGAGGTTATTGACCAGATCGAAGAGTTCATGTGCCACGGCGAGGGCGACCTTCAGGGGCGTCCTGCTGAGGTCGATGACGAGATGCGCGACCACATCATTGAGTGCTATCGGCTTGACCCGATTACGGGGCGCCGGCTGCACAATGAGGCGGTCTTGTCTCGCCCGAAGGGTCGCGCGAAGTCTGAGATCGCGGCGTGGGTGGCGACGGCTGAGGCGTTCCTGCGGGTTCGTTTCGACGGCTGGGATTCGGACGGTCAGCCGGTCGCGAAGCCGGTCACGTCGCCGCTGGTGAAGTGTCTGGCGACGGAAGAGGGCCAGGCCGGTAACACGTTCAAGACGATTGCTTTCATCGCTGGCGAGTGGGGCAAGGACATGCACCCGGAGGTGTTCGGGGACTCGTCCGGTGTCCGCAAGTACCAGTCGGCGTCAGCGATCTACTTGCCGAATGGCGGGGAGGTGCGGGCGTGCACGTCGGGGTCGGCGTCGAAGGATGGTGGCCTCGAGTCGCATGTCGTCGCTGACGAGACCCACCTGTACACGCTGCGCGAGCTGCGGGAGATGTACGCGACGATCTCGCGGAACCTGGGCAAGCGTTACGACGCTGACCCGTGGCTGCATCAGACGTCGACGGCGTACCGCCCTGGCGAGATGTCCGTGTTCGAGGAGACGTTGACGCTGTGGCGGAAGAAGGAACTTCCGTCGTCGGTGTTCGTGAACCATCGTGAGGCTAAGGGCCGTATCGACATCGCGGACACTGAGCACACGCTGAAGCAGCTCAACTACGTGTATGGCGCGGCGGCTGAGTGGATCGACATGGATCGCAAGATCCGTGACATGCGCGACCCGCGGATCTGCCCGGACGAGGCGACGGCGGCCCGGTACTTCCTGAATCGGCCGATGTCGACGGTGGATGCCTGGATCGCGAAGGACGTTCATGAGCGGCAGACGAAGGTTCGTGAGGTCATGCCGGGCGAGGCGATCACGCTCGGGTTTGACGGTTCGCTGAATGATGACACGACGGTCCTGCGTGGCTCGTGTATGTCTGACGGGTTCCTGTTCCGGATCGGTGCGTGGCCTAAGCCTGAGGGCGCGGCCGGTATCGGCTGGGAGGTGCCTCGAGCGGACGTGCTGGCGACGATCCGTGAGGCGTTCGCGCGCTATGACGTGGTCCGGGCCTACTTCGACCCGCATGAGTGGCGTTCTGACATTGATGCTTTGGCTGCGGAGTTCGGTGATCGTGTCGTGCAGTGGGCGACCACGCGGGACACGGCCATGGGTGGGGCTCTTGACCGTCTGCACGCCGACCTGATGACGGGTGTCGTGTGGCACGACGACGACCCGCTCGCCGCCGAGCATTACGGCAACGTCTTCATCCGCCGCAAGGGTTCTCTGCGCCTCGTGCGCAAGGAGCATCCGAACTCGGCCCGAAAGATCGACTCGGTCGTCGGTGACGCCTTGGCCTACGAGGCGCGGGCGGACGCTATCGCGGCCGGGTGGGGTTCCAACACATCGAAGCTCACGCGCGTCAAGGGACGCGCATCGGCCTACTGAGGGGAGTTCCCGTGGCGCAGCAGCAGGCAGTGCCGCTCTCCCCGGAGTGGTGGGTGGCGCGTCTCTACAAGCGCTTGCAGTCGCAGGCCTCGGCATCGGCGTTCTTCGACGACTACTACCGTGGGGTTCACCCGCTGCCGTGGCTGGCGCCGCAGGCTCGTGAGGAGTTCCGTCGCATCCTTCAGATGACGACGTCGAACTACATGGGCCTCGTCGTCGATTCGATGGTGGAGCGGCTGCACGTTGAGGGGTTCCGTTCGGAGAGCGGCGACGCTGACGACGACTCGTGGCGCATCTGGCAGGCGAACAACCTCGACTCGGACTTTGGGCAGGCTCTGCTCGAGGCTGGCATCGGTGGATGCTCGTACCTGCTCGTCGCGCCGAACAAGGACGACGAGAAGACGCCGCACATCTGGGTCGAGCACGCCTCGCAGGCGACGGTCGAGTTCCAGCCGGGCACGAACCGTCGCGTCCGGGCTGCCGGCCTGAAGGTCTGGGACGACGACTGGACGGGCCAGATCCACGCGACGCTCTACCTGCCGGACGGCATCTACAAGTACCGGGCTGAGCGGCTCAAGTCGGGTGCGTCGCCGCGTAACCCGCAGTGGGTTGAGCGCGACGTGCCGGGCGAGCAGCCGAACGGTCAGCGGAAGAACCCGCTGGGCGTGGTGCCGCTGGTCGAGCTGCCGAACAACCCGCGTCTGCTCACTGGCGGTGTGTCGGAGCTGTTCGACGTCACGGACGTGCAGGACCGCATCAACAAGACCCTCGCTGACCGTCTGATGACTCAGGACTATGGCGCCTTCCCGCAGAAGTGGGCGAAGGCGTGGCCTGACGAGGATGAGGACGGCAACCCGAACACCATCGACGTCGGCCGTAACCGCATGGTCACGACGGACGTCAAGGAGACGGAGTTCGGCCAGTGGGACTCCGCTCCCCTGGACCCGTACAGTGCGGCGAAGCGTGAGGACGTGAAGGACATCGCGTCTCGCACGCGCACGCCGGCCCAGTACCTGCTCGGTGAGATGAGTAACGTCAACGGGGAGACGCTGAAGGCGTCTGAGTCGGGGCTGGTGTCGAAGGTGCGTCAGCGGATGCGTCCGTTCGGTGAGGGCGCCGAGACTGCCATGAACATCGCGCGGCGCATCGCTGGCCTGCCCGAGTCGCCTCGGCTGGAGACGATCTGGCGGAACCCGGAGTTCCGCACCGAGGGCGAACTCACTGATGCTGTGGTCAAGAGGCTTCAGTCGGGCATCTCCTCGCTGCGTCAGGCGCGTGAGGATGTCGGCTACTCGGCGACGCAGATCGAGCGGCTCGAGGAGGATGACAGCAAGGTCGCCTCGAACGACCCGATCATCGCCGCGTCGGCCAAGCTTCTGAACGGTGGCGCTGGTGCTTCCGCGGGCGGTCAGTGACCACCTCGCCAGGCAGCGACGACTCACCCTGGCGACGCTCGGTCTGATCCGTCGCGAGTGGTCACTCATGGGCGACGACCTGGACGCTTCTTGGCGTCGGGTCGGTCCGCGTGTCGTGCTCCTGACGGCTTCGGCTCAGATGGGGTCGGCGACGAACGGGCTCGCCTATGTCGATGACGCGCTCGACGGCAAGGTGGACCCTGAGGCCCAGGTCCGGCCGCAGAGTCTCGCCGGTGTCGCGTCAGACGGGCGCCCGCTCGAGTCGCTGCTGTACAGCGCCGTGATCCACGCCCGGTCGGCCAAGGTGGAGTCGCTTCCTGAGCGTCTCCGCGTCGGCGGGCTGTGGCTGGACCGGATTGTGCAGACGCAGGTCGCGGACGCCGGCCGGGACGCGGCCAAGGTCGCGATGACGGTGCGCCCCAGCGTTCGCTGGGTGCGCGTGGTGTCGCCCCCGTGCTGCCAACGCTGCGCGGTCCTGGCGGGCGAGTCGCGCACCTTCTCGCACCCGTTCCAGCGGCACCCCGGCTGCGACTGCCAGATGCTTCCCCAGACGGTCGCGAACCCTGGCGCGGTTTGGGCGAAGGTCGACCCGTCGGACGTCACTGACTTGACGCGAAGGCAGAAGCTCGCGCTCGCCAGCAGCACCGAGAAGGACCCGGCCAAGGCGCTCAATAGGGTCGTCAACGACTACCAGCGCAAGCGCGGGCGGTTCAGCGGTTACACGCCGCCCACCCGCGTCGACACGGTCATTGACCGTGCAGGCCAGCGCGAGAAGGCGATGGAGGCCTTGCGCGCTATCGGCGTCGTCATCTGACGCCCCCAAGAACCGCCCCACCGCCGCACGGCATCGGGGATAGCAACACCACCCGCACGGGAGTCCTTATGAGCACCGACGCAACACCCGCACCCACCGACGCTCCTGCACAGGAGCCCACCGAAGAGGCCGCTACGCCCGTCGCCGACCCCAAGGTCGACGAGACGGACTGGAAGGCCGAAGCGCGCAAGTGGGAAGCGCGAGCCAAAGAGAACGGCACCAAGGCCCAGGAGTTCGACAAGCAGCGTAAGGCGGCCATGACGGACGCCGAGCGAGCTGTCGCCGAGGCCGAGGAGCGTGGCCGCACGGCCGCTGCCACTGAGTTTGGGCAGGAGCTCGCCAAGGAGCGCTTCGACGCGCTCGCCGGCCGGAGAAACCCGGACTTCGACACGACTCGCGCGCTCGAGTATGTCGACCTCAAGAAGTTCCTCGGCGAAGACGGCCGGCCCGACGCGAAGGCCATCGCGGCAGCCGTCGAGCGTCTCGTCCCCGCCGCAGCGAACACGCCCCCGTCCTTCGACGGCGGACCCCGCACGCCCGCGCCTGTCGTGGGCGACATGAATACAGCACTGCGCAAGGCCACCGGCCGCGCGTGAACATGCAGCACCAGTCGGCACGGCTGGCCCCGCTGCCCATCCCGAGACCGTAGGAGGTCACCGTGCCGTACAACTCTCTCGTCAGCCGCACCGAC